CGGGGAGGTAACTGGCACAATCCAGTTGACGCCTCCTTTTTTTAATGATATACTAGTATTGAATGGAGTCTATTGATGTCGGTTAAATTATTTTTACTTAAATCTGGTGAATATGTAATCTCTGATGGGAAAGAATTAATTTCCAATGAAACACCAGTTGGATATTTATTTAATAACCCATTTAAAGTAATTATTAATTCTCCTATTTTTACATCTGAGTCAGAACCTGAGGTTAGTGTATCATTATCTCCATGGATAATTTTAACCAATGATTCACAAATTCCTATTCCATTTGACTGGGTTTTAACTGTCGTTGAACCAATTGAATCAATCAAAAAAATGTATGAGGAGCAGATAAATGGAGAACGTAATTAAAATTTTAGCATTAACTAATAATTTAATTTTAATCAGTCAGATTGAAGAAGTTGGTGCTGATGTTGGAGAACCAGATTGTAAACTTACTAGTCCATTTGTAGTGAAAAGTGATCAAACTTTTGAACCATTTTTATGCGGATATACTAAACAAAATACATTTATGATGAGTTCGGATAAAATCCTCACCTTGGTAGATCCAACTCCAACCCTTCTTGAAAAATACCAGGATATGATTAAAGAATGAGATTTTATACAAACGTCCAGATGGTCGGGGACCACTTCTTGGTTCGTGGTTATGAAGATGGAAAACACTTCATGACTCGTGAGAAGTTCAACCCGACTCTTTTTGTTCCTTCTCAAAAGAAAACTAAATATCAAACCTTGAATGGGGAATATGTGGAATCAGTTCAACCTGGTTCTGTTCGTGACTGCCGCGAGTTTGTTAAAAAGTATGATGGTGTAGAGAACTTTAAAATCTATGGAAATACGCAATATATCTATCAGTATATTTCTGAGATGTATCCAGAGGAAGAATTAAAGTTTGATATTACTAAAGTCAAAGTCACAACTCTCGATATTGAGGTTGCTTCAGAAAACGGATTTCCTGATGTAGAGTCTGCTGCTGAAGAAGTTCTCTTGATTACCATTCAAGATTATTCTTCCAAACAGATTCGTACTTGGGGAATGGGTCCTTTTAAGAATCAGCAGAAGAATGTGATCTATCGTTCATTTGATAATGAGCGTGATCTGTTGATGGACTTTATTAACTGGTGGATGGTTGAAGAAAATACACCAGAAGTTGTAACTGGTTGGAACACTGAATTGTATGATATTCCATATCTTGTTCGTCGCCTAGATCGTATTCTTGGTGAAAAACTGATGAAGCGTATGTCTCCCTGGGGTCTTGTGACCGAGGATGAGATTTACATTGCTGGTCGTAAGCATATTTCTTACGATGTCGGTGGTATCAGTCAACTTGATTATCTGAACCTTTATAAGAAGTTTACTTATAAGGCACAGGAATCTTATCGCCTTGACTATATCGCAAGTGTAGAACTGGGTCAGAAAAAACTGGACCACTCCGAGTTTGATACTTTCAAGGATTTTTATACAAAAGGTTGGCAAAAATTTGTAGAATACAACATTATTGACGTGGAACTTGTTGACCGTATGGAAGACAAGATGAAACTGATTGAACTTGCTCTGACGATGGCATATGACGCCAAAGCAAACTATACTGATGTATTCTCACAAGTCCGCATGTGGGATACGATTATCTATAACTATCTAAAGAAGAGGAACATTGTTATTCCTCCGAAAGAACGTTCTGATAAGGACTCTAAGTATGCTGGTGCTTATGTAAAAGAACCGATTCCTGGTAAGTATGATTGGGTGGTGAGTTTTGACTTAAACTCACTATATCCTCACCTTATTATGCAATACAATATTTCACCAGAAACTCTTTTGGATGAGAGGCACCCTAATGTGACTGTTGATAAGATTCTTAATCAGGAGATCACTTTTGAGTTGTATAAGGATAAAGCAGTTTGTGCTAACGGGGCAATGTTCCGTAAGGATGTGCGTGGTTTTCTTCCAGAACTGATGGAAAAGATCTATAAGGATCGAACTATCTACAAAAAGAAGATGCTTGTTGCTAAGCAAGAATATGAGAAGAAAAGGACCAAAGAACTGGAAAAAGAGATTGCTCGTTGCAACAATATTCAGATGGCGCGTAAGATCCAACTTAATAGTGCTTATGGTGCTATTGGCAACCAGTATTTCAGGTATTATAAGCTTGCCAATGCGGAAGCGATTACACTCTCAGGTCAGGTATCAATCCGCTGGATTGAAAATAAAATGAATTCTTATTTGAATAAGATTCTAAAAACCGATGGTGAAGATTATGTTATTGCTTCTGATACTGACTCCATTTATCTTAATATGGGTCCTCTGGTTGAAAGTGTATACAAGGGAAGAGAGAAAACTACTGAAGGCGTTGTTTCGTTCCTTGATAAGGTCTGTCAGGTGGAATTTGAGAAGTATATTGAAAGTTGCTACCAAGAACTGGCTTCGTATGTGAATGCATATGATCAGAAGATGCAGATGAAGCGTGAGAATATCGCTGAACGTGGTATCTGGACGGCTAAGAAGCGATACATTCTCAATGTATGGGATAGTGAGGGTGTTCGCTATGAAGAACCTAAACTGAAAATGATGGGTATTGAGGCAGTTAAGTCTTCAACTCCTGCACCTTGTCGCAAGATGATTAAGGATGGACTTAAATTGATGATGAATGGTACAGAAGATGATGTAATTAACTTCATTGATAAGTGTCGTGAAGAGTTTAAGAATCTTCCGCCAGAAGAAATTGCTTTTCCAAGAACTGCTTCCGATGTTCGTAAGTATTATTCATCATCGGACATTTATATGAAGGGAACACCTATTCATATTCGTGGAGCACTTCTTTTCAACCATTATGTAAAAGAGAAAAAACTTACTAATAAGTATTCATTGATTGCTAATGGTGAAAAGATCAAGTTTCTTTATTTGAAAAAACCAAACATTATTCAAGAGAATATTATTTCATTCATTCAAGATTTTCCCAAGGAACTTGGTCTTGACAAATACATCGACTATGAACTACAATTTGAAAAGAGTTTTGTAGAACCACTCAAATCCATTCTCGATTCTATTGGGTGGAATGTAGAAAAAACTGTAAACCTTGAATTATTTTTCTCTTAATGGATCTGCCTATTAACGACAAAGAGCTTGCAACTATCGTAAATGCAATGGCTCTGGGAGGTGATACCTCTCTGTATCAAAAACTCAAATTGGTAAAGGAACTGCGTGAGCAGGACCTTCCTTATAAAAAAATTCTTCGTGAACAATACGGGATGGTAGCGTGATGATTAAACTTAATTATTATATCAAAGAGTTTCCAAACACAACACTCTTTAAGTTTTTTAAAACTGAAGAAGCGGTAGAGGTATTTAAATCTCAACATCCAGATTATGTTTTTATTGGAGATAATTGATGGATTTTCTTAAAGAAATTGTAAAAGAAGTTGGTGGCGAATACACCAAACTAGCATCAGATATTGATGAGACTGAAACTTATGTGGACACGGGTTCGTACATTTTTAATGCACTGGTTTCAGGTAGCATATTTGGTGGTGTATCTGGGAATAAGATTACTGCTATTGCTGGAGAGTCTTCTACT